GCCAAGATAGGCGCCAGCCTGGATGAAGACAATGGGCTCAATGTTGCCACCAAGTCCATCATCACCACCCACGACCAAGTAACGCTGCGCCATCTCCATTGCTACGGGGACTGAGTCGCCGAGCATGATGCGGTGGAGGACGTAGGTGAGGAAACTGGCCAAGCTGTTGAAGTTTGAGGTCTCGCCGGAGCCAGACAGTCTTTGGAAGAAGGACAGCACCACGTAAGTGATGACTACCCAAGTTTTCTTGCTGAAGATCTTACCCTCCATCAGGTATTGGTGACGCATGAGCTCAAGGAAGCGCGGTATGTCGGCAGCAGACATTGAGGTGGTTGTTATCGCCTCCTCAGCCATACGCAATAGCTCGGAAATGGTTCCGTCCATGCGGTGCCCATCAAACGCATACACCTTGTGGGCAAGCCCGTCCCCAACGCAGCGGCTCACAACACGGCCGACACGCAAGGCGATGGCAGCTGGATCGCGGCCAAAGGCGTACCAGTCGAATTTCTTCAACCAGTCCGCAATTGCATACTGATAGCATGCATATTCCGTGCGTATGTCTCCCTTGATGTTGGAAATGCCACGAGGGTCCTTAGCCTCGGTGTAGAACTCATTCTTTGGGAAGGGCAGCAGGCAAGCGCGTGCCGCGCCATCTTCCCACTGCTCAATCTGGACGACCTGTGTGCGTCTCTTCTGACGGGATCTGACGACCTCCATAGATACCGGGACAATGCTTCCAGCAAAGCCCGACATGTACTCAGCCACACTGCGAAAAACGGCGCTAATGGGCAGAGTTTGCTTTTCTCCGCTTCGGATGGTCACCTCGATAGGAGGGCCTCCGGAAATATTGCGGCTAAGGTTAGCTGACCTCTTCACATACGCGGCGAGCGCAGTGGCGGTGGACTTCTCCGGCTGAAAGGCCTCGTCCACAAAAGGGCCACAAATGACATGGCCCATCGGAACCCCGATTGGGTTGGGAAGTTCCAAGCCCAGCGAGGCCGGGCGATACACTCTGATGCGTCCTGGAATGGTGACGAAATGGTCGCGACGAGGCCGAATGAGGCATTCAGCCAGCAGGGACGCGCCGACGATGTCAATATCCTCCAACTCACGCGTCTTCGCGGTGGTTTGGAGGTACTGAGCTACCGATCCAGTGCGATAAGCCACTGTGGCGCCACGCGTGACATGCTCCAAGGCATTATACACAGCTACGGGCAGGTTAACAGCTGCGAAATCGCCAGCTGACGCCACGGACACATCATGGTAGTGCTCTCCGTCTCTTTCACCCTTGTAATGGAACTTAATGATTCCATCAATGACTGGTTTAATGTGGCCAAAGGTCTGACCGAAGCACCAAGTCGCCCAGCCAAGAAGGCTCGACGAACGCCAAGAGGGGATGAATGCGATGACCTGATGCTCACCGCATTGCACACGCTCAACATTGTACAATGTTGCAGTGTGCACTGGACCAAACCAGGTCCAACGCCATCCAAAGGCGAAAAAGGTGGATCGATCGAAGTCAAAGGCAGGATGCCTATAGACCTCACCTCCGGTGACACGGACTTCGAGTTCGTTGTCTTCATGCCAGGTCCAAGATGTAGGACCACGCACACCAGCGGCTCGGGTGGGAACCAACGTGTAGAGAAGCACGGGGAGTGCAAAGGGGTTTGAGCGCAAAATCTGCGGCAGGTCGATGTAGTAGTCAACATCGACGAGGGAAGTAACACTGTTCCAACGGAAATAGTCATCGGTAGCTCCACGGACTCGGCTGCACAGACTGGCATTGGTCGCCAAGTCTTTCGCCCAAATGACCTCACGTGCACCAGCATAGCCACGCTCGGCGTTGCTTGGGGACATTTGGTAGTCGTAGACCTCCATTCCTAGACTCGCGGCGTACTCGAAAATGAACCGGTTGGCATCACCACGTTCAGCCGCGTCCTTGCCGTGTGGGTGACGGGGGTCCTCATGGGAGGGTGTCACCGCTACGTTACGGAAGGCGTGTCGCGCGCTGTCTGGGAGCCGGGTTCCTGCGAAGTAAAGGGCCACCTGATAGATGACCCGCCGGTGTCGCCATGCGGTGAAGCTCAATAAGAGACTTATAAACCACATGGGGATTAACCACAGGATGAGGGTTGAAGTTGCAATGTCTAACATCGTTAAAAC